ATCAGGACGAATAGTTACCGGTGGTACTATAATTGTTCTAAGTGTCAAATTTTTAGGATGTGAAAATAAACTTTTACCAAGTTTAGTTACTGTTTCATCTGTAATTCTTGATAAAATATCTTCAATTTCATTATTATATAATCTTTGTTCATTATCATCAACACGAATTAAAATTCTTAATTGATCTTTTGTATCTTTATATACATATGGATGTAATTCATTACAATGTACACAATTTATATTTTTATTTGCTGTATTTCTTGTATATCTTATATATTCATTTAAAATATGTACTTTTTTTATATTATTTAAATTATTTAATTCAATTATTGGTTTACCACATTTAAAACATATGATTTTTAACCACTTTAATAATTCCTTTTTAAATAATGGATTTACAACAGGATATGGTAATCTAATTATACCATTATGACCATCACAATAGTCTTTCTGGTTAAAGCATGTACCACACTTATATTCATTATTTGTTGTCCCCATTTTAATATCATAAATACCCTGTGAATGTGGTTTATTATTACGAAACAGTTCCTTATTCTTTACTTCTACTGATGATTCAATTTCATTATTTTCATTTCCTAATATAGAAAATTGTACATTATCAATATCAGAAAAGGGAATATAATTATTTTGTAATTTATTCATTATACTAATGTTTTTATATTAAAAAATTTTATAAAAATATTAGTATATATATTATAATTATATTAAATATTCAATTTTAAATTTAAAAATTAATTAATTATTCATATTATATATTATGATTTTACTTAAATATAAGTTTCTATATTATTATATAAATAAAATAGAAAATGAATCAACTACAACTTTTTAATAAAGATAAAATATCTAATATAATTAAAGAAAATGATGAATTATTAAATGTAAAAGATTTATTAAATATTATTGGATATAATATTGATGATTTAGTATTTGATAAATTATTTTATAATATTGAAAATGATAAATGGCTATATATTAATAATAATATGTTAATTTGGATTGGATATTCAAAAACTGATATTAACGCAAGTAAAAGATGTTATATTAATATATTAAAAGAAAAATTTAAAGAAAATATAGATTATAAATTAATAAATAATAAAGAATTTAATTAAAGTTCTAAATGCGGCTTAGCACATTTGGAAAATAAAAAAATAAAAGCACATAATAATACAAAACATCTAATTGTATCGCCAGAATGTTTTAAATATACTTTAATATTATTAAGAACATAAAGGGAAGATAATGTAAGAGAATATTATGTAGAACTTGAAAAGATATTTAAATTTTATTTAGAATATCAAAATCAATATAAAAATAATTATAAAATTAAACAATTAGAAGAAGATAATAAATATAATAATAAAATTAATAAACATAAAACAGTATGTGGTGGGTGTTATTGGGAATACGAAGTATAATATTACTTATAAAAATATAATAATAGCTAATAAACTAATACATAAGAATATTAATCCACATGAGTATGGAAGAATTTTTTTGTAAAATTGTTCTTCATAATTACAATATACATTAGCTTCAATATCTATATTATTATTATTTATATATTTATATCTACATAGTGGACATAATTTATTTATATTTTTATCTATACATTTTTTATGAAAAGTATGGCTGCATCGTAGTGTAATATAATCTTGATGAACTATATTAATATCAGATAAACAAATTGAACATTCATTTTCGTACATAATAATATTTATTTATATAATATTATTTATATTTTTTTAAATAATTATTAAATGCTAATTTAATTGCTTTATTAATTTTTTCATCTAAATTTTTACTATATATACGTAATACCCTTTCTTCAAATATATTTGGTAATAATAAACTTATATCATTTTTATTTTTTTGAAATTTTGTATTTAAATCAGCATTATTATAAAAATAAACATTATCTACAGGATTTTTATCATTTAAATTATAATTAAGTCTATTATCATATATAATTATATCATCTGGATTTATATTTATATTATGGTCTATATTATTTGAAGATATATCTACTATACTAGGTTTTTGTATTTTATCACATAAATCATTTGGTATAATATATTCATCTATAAATTTATATAACTTTCTCTGGTCTATTCTTTTAATTATTTCTTGTGATTTTTTTAATTTTAAATCTTTTGATGTTTTAATTGTATATAAAATGTTATCAGTAATATTTATAAAATCTCGTGGATTTTCAATTGATTTTGATATTTTTAATACATCATCTGCATTATATAATATATCTCTAATCATATATTCTATTCCTTTACCTTTTCGATGATTATATATTTGTTTATGCATTTGATATCTTTGTTGGAATAAGTCATATATGTCAAATACAACCTTTGAATTATAACAAATTGTATTATCAATTATTCTATTATATTTATATATTCTTGTAAAATTATATGATTTTGTATTTCCAAATAAATGATGCATATCTCTACTTAAATAATCTAATTTATCTACTTCTATTCAATTACTACCATTTGCTACAATTTCATATATATAATTTCTCGAATCTATTCTATTTGTATTTTTTTTTGCACCCATAATTATATTTTTAATTAAATTACTATCTTCTGTTTCTATATCAATATTATTATCATCAATTAAATAGTCAATCATTTTTATTGACATACCTTCATGTGAATAATTAGAATTTTTACATACAAATGGTATAAATTCATTATCAAATACATGACTATAAGATGAATGTCCTAAATCATGTAAAAAACCACTAAGACTTAATATATTAATATCTCTTTTTGTTATTTCTAATTCTGGTTGTTCTTCTTTAAATCTTTTCATTAAATGTCCAGATAAATACCCAGCACCTAAACTATGTTCAAAACGTGTATGTGTTGCACTTGGAAAAATATATGATAATGTCCCTAACTGTTTTAAATGGCGTAATCGTTGAAATTGAGGTGTATCAATAAATTTTAAACATAACGAATTTATTTTCATATAACCATGGATAGGATCTTCAAATAATTTATATTTTTTTTCTACTTCATCCCAATCAATCATTTTTATTTATATTAAATATATTTTTTATATTTAATATAAATTTAATATAAAAAAATGGGTAAAAAAAAATGTATACATAATAAAAGAATAAGTAGATGTTTATTATGTGGGGGGGTCTGAATTATGTATACATAATAAATTAAAATATTATTGTAAAGAATGCAAAGGTAGTGGCATATGTATACATAATAATCAAAAATCATTATGTATAATTTGTAAAGGTAATTTATTATGTATACATAATAAAAGAAAATCTAGATGTGTAATATGTGATGGTAAAGATATATGTATACATAAAAGAAGAATGGAATCATGTATTAATTGTAATGGGTCATCAATATGTGTACATAATAAAAATAAATATAATTGTAAACTATGTTCAATACATAAATATTGTATACATTTAAAATTAAAATACCAATGTCAAATATGTAAAGGTGGTGCAATATGTATACATAATATAAGGAAAGCATATTGTATTAATTGTAAAGGTAGCCAAATATGTATTCATGATAAAAAAATTTTCATAAAAAATATAAAAAAAATATTTTTTTCTTCTAAAATTTAAAATTTATATTTTCATTTTTTCAATTTATGTTTTTATATTTATAAATTTTAAAATAATTTAAATATAATCAGGTCTAATAGTAATAAATTTAGCTCTTAAAGGTATACCATCTGCACTATAATCATCAAAAGCAATGGTTGCCATTTTTCCATAATAATGTTTTTTAAAATCAGTTTGAGATAATATATACATTTTTCTCCTTTCTTCTTGTGTTGCATTTGGTACAACATTAAATAATTTACCTTCTTTTGTTTTCATAATAAAAACAATTAATCCTTTATTTGATCCCTTGCCTTCAGTGAAATTTTCAATTTGATATTCCTCATCAAAGTGATTTTTTCTCTTTAAGTAATTATATGATCTTTTCTCTTTAATTGTAGAATATTCATATAATGCATTTGTATTTTTATAAACAATACCTTCATATTTATTTTTTAAATAATATTTAAATAAATCATCACTTTGTTTTTCATTATTAACAATATGTGTTGGTGTTAAACATAAATATTTTAATTTATTTGATTCATTAAATTTAGTATTTAATATAGTAATTCTATCTTGAAATGTTACTTTATTTTTTAAATCAATAAAATCAAATATATAAAATTGTAATTTGAGTTTATCTTTATTATTTTTTTCATTTCTTACAATTCCACTAATCTGTTGTAAATTCATATTATGATTATATAATTCACCATCTAATATTAATTCATCATCATAACCTAATAATAATTTAACTTCATCTGTTAAATGTTCAAATCCATATAATTCATGTAATCTTCTTGATAATATTTGTATTTTATTATTTTTATAATCATATTTTATTATACATCTAATACCATCCAATTTAGGTTGTATATAACATGGATAAATAATTCTATCTTTAAATTTATCATATGATTGTAATGCCATTGGATAAATTAAATTAATATTATTTAATTCTTGTTTATTTAATACATAACCTGATTTTAGTTTTTTTAAATATAATGTCCTCATAAATATTAATGACTGTGTAAGTATTGTTGTTTCATTTGATTTATTTATATTTTTTCCAGAATCTATAATAGTTGGGTCTGTAATTGTATGTTTACCATCAATTAATCCATATTTACTATAAATATATAATTTACTATTTGGATTTTTTATCATAAATTTTTTAAAATCATTTATATCAAATAAATTATTAACAATATTTAATTTTTTATCATTTAATTGTAATATTCCATAAATTTCCCAAAATCTTATATTATTAGAATTATTTATTTTTGTATACAAAGTAGGGAAAACTATACAACCATTTTTTAAATCAAATGGAAATTCTTCTTTATTAAAAAAATCTGAAAATGATCTTTTTGAATTACTCATTATAATTTTATATTATATAATAATTAATAATCAATTTTTAAATTAAATATATTATATATAATAAGTATAATATAAAATATAAATTAAAAAATGTCAAATACTAATGTTACAAAACAAAATGAAGAATTTCTTAATAATGAAATTAAATTTGCTTTAGATATGTATTATGATATTTTAAATAGATTATCAACTAATGAATCATTTAGAAACTTAGGGATTGATAAAAGAATGGAAAAGGTATTAGAAAATATAGATTATAAAGAATTTAATACAAAGTATCCAATCGTTTGTAAATTATTAGTACAAACTCAACAATTTAACCCAAGAGCATTTAAAAAATATCTAATTCATTATAATACTATTAAACCAACAAAGGAAGAAAGAGCAGAATGTATTGGAAATCCTAAAAAACAATTATTATGGAGAAATCAAATAGATGCATATTATTATAAACATTTATATATAGAACAAAGTAATTCACATAATATGCAAGAAGCTAATAGACAATATAATATTGCTTTAGAAAATTTAAATAAAGATACTGAAGATTTTTTTAAAAAGTATGAAGAAGAATTGAAAAAAATGAGTGAAAAAAAATCAAAAAATGTAAAAGAATTAAGAGATGAATTAAAAAAAAGTTTAAATAAAAGTATTAATAAATAAAAAATTATATATTTTTAATAACATTAACTAAAGTACTTAAAGATGAATCATATGGGCAATCTTTATTATTAGTAATAATAATATTATTACCACCGGTTTTATTTTTTTTATTTTTAGTAATAATTATATTTTTTAAATTTTTATTATCATCATTATCTTTACTTTTTTGTTGCTTTATTATGATAATATTATCCTTTAATAAATTTGGTAGTTTAATAGAATCAATTGATTCTATTGGTAGGTTATCTTGTAATTCTTGTTTTTTATCTTCTTCAATATCTGATTTTTCACTATCTTTATCTTCATTATCTGATGATGAAGAAGATGAATTATTTTCATATAATATATCATATTGGTTAATATCAATATTTTCATTTAAATGTTCAATATATCCAGCAATAATTTGATTCATTTTTATTTTAATTATATATATTATAATATTTATATAATATATTATATATTATATTTAAATTTATTTTTTTTTTTTTTTCTCAATTTTATATTTAATTAAATTATATTATTTATTAATTAA